CCTTTCGCACCTATCGAAGTATGGCGAGAAGCAGCGTTACCGTTTGAGATTAAACAAGCTAACGTTTGCTATTCGGTTGAAATTGATGCCCCACCTTTATCAGATTTTGAAAAAGAAACAGGCATTAATAATGACCGCTCACCTATGCATCAGAAACGCGAATTAAAAGACAGTCATAAAGTTTTATATCGCACTGATACGGGCGACTACCTTTCGACGGTAAGCAATCAATATCGTTTGCATACTATCGAGCAGGTAACGTTAGCAGCAGCGCGAGTAGTTAAGCAAGGCGGTTATCAAATGGCTACCGTTGGCAGTTTACGCGACGGCAAAGAGATTTGGTTTCAAGCTAAAACTGGCGATGATGTAAACATTGCTGGCGAACAGTTTGGTCGCTATGTTTTACTTGGTACTTCCTACGATAAGACTACTCTTTCCCATTCGGGTTGCACTGACGTTGCGGTTGTTTGCAACAACACCCTGCAAATGGCGTTAGGTCACAGTAACAACGTTTTTAAGCTATCACACCGCAATGAATTCGATGAAAATTACTTAATCGGTTCATTGGAAAAACTAGGTGAACAGCAAGCGCGTTCTGCTGAAATTATCGAAGAACTAGCTGCTGCTGCAATGTCGGAAAGTAGTCGGCGCGAGTACTTTAACGAGGTTGTAAAACTCTTAAAACCGACACTTCCACCTTGGACAGATAGCACCAAGCAAACGAGAGTTGATGCTGATACGTGGGCAAAAGCGTTTTTTAGAGAACAAGCCGACGCTATCGAGTCTAGTTATCAGTACGCTCCGGGCGGTGTAAGACACGCCAACCGGGTTGCATCACGAGATGGTACGTTACACGGTGCTACACAAGCGGTCTATCACTGGGTTGACCACAAGCTGCTTAAAAATAAGGACGGTACTTATCAAAAGGGCTATTTCGGAAAAGTAAACGGGTTGCAGGGTAGAATGGGAATGATCAAAAGCATCTCATTAAACACCGCTGCCCAGCATGGCTCGATTGATCTAGCAGCATGAGAGTTGTTGTAGTTGTTCTGCTGTTGTTACTAATAATGTTGTTATGAAAGATCACCGCTGGCATACCGGGCCAATAGTATGCTCCTCCTCCTCATTTGACCCGCTTCGGCGGGTCTTTTTTTGGGAAGGTATATAAGAATATGGTAATATACTACTTCTCTAATGTCGCAAATTGGCTCTTTTATGTCGCTTTTGGGCTTGACTTATGTATTGCACTGTGTCATAATAAGAAGATGCGCTAACGCGCATTGTGTACCTGTTCTTTTACAATTTAGCTGTCTTAACTACCGCGTAAGCGGTGAGGAGTTCTTATGAACTTTTCAGTATGGGTCGGCGGTTCTTCTGTCGATGTTTCAGAGTTACCAACGGCCACGATACAGCAGTACCGCGCTAACGCGCACACTACGGCTTGTTTGGCATTAGGTCATAACAAGTCCGATCGCGGTCACGCCCTTGTTAAAGGGTACGACCGAGAATTGGCAAGCCGTAACGCCAATCCCGATACCTCAATTGAGGGTATCTTTAACGGAAAGGGGAGTACCTGACCGTTACAATTTGCCCCGCTTCGGCGGGGCTTTTTTTTTGTCTATTTTTCTAGTTCTATCAGGGTCGCATCTTTTGTTTTATCGTAGCAGTTCAAGCACTCGATACACGTTCTACCACTACAATTGTCGCTACTGTGCCTTTCTGTGCCACTTGCGACATTAAATACCTTATGAAAGTATTTTGGCTTGTGTTCTGTGATTCTATCCTTTAGTGGATTGGAATAGATCAAGATCAGGTTATCAGGTAGCCCGTGTTTTTCTACAGCGCGAATAACTAGCTTGTGTTGTTTTGTCATTAACACAAACGTGGTGCGCGGGTTTACCTCGCAAATTCTTAACAGATTTACAGCGTGAGTCTCGTTTAATACCTCGCCGTGAGAATGGAATCTAAAATAAACCGCATTTAATCGCGGTATCTGCCAATCCTCTAGTGGCTGTGATAACTGGTCGCTATTGTGTTGCCACGCTGTGGCGCAATTCTTACGGTAGGTATTAAGTGCATACATACTGTAACAAGTGCGACAGATAACCCTTTCATCAGGGCTATTGTGCATAGCTTCACAAAATGGATTGCTCGCTGTGTTGGTATTCAGTGACGGCATACCAGCCAGTTTTCCCGTGCCTTTTGGTGTAACTTTCAGTGCCTGTAGCATCAGGACACTGTACAACTAACCTACATCAAAATCAACTCTTTTTTTTCTCACATAAGCCGTGGCTGGCTTGTGATAGTAACCCTTAAATTTAGTATCTTTCTGTGTAAGGTTTCTGTGTCGCCGTGTGGCTCTTTTATACTTCCTGTGCTGTGGATCGGACTTCTGTGGTATTGCCATATTAGAATACTCTAATACTCTCCTGTGTGAGCATAACTGTCTTTTTGACAGGGCATAGTGATATACCTGTCATCCTAGGTACAACTTGGTGCTGTGAACAGATTGTCATGGCATCCGCTAGGATGGATTTTACAATATCACATTACCCATGTTTTACAACCGCCCCCTGTCATAGCGGTACTCACAGCAGCGGGGGCTTGTAGGTTTCGGGTTCCCGCCATCCCAATTATTCTCCAGCCTACTCTCTGGATTTTCAGTTAAACTCCTCTTTCATATATGTAAGGTTTAACACTTAAACCATTGATATAGAAAGGAAAGATTGGCTGAACAGTGGCAAGACTCCTCTTGTCCTAGCCTGTAATCCAAGGCTCCTGACAGCCAATCCAAGAGGAATATACACCAATTTCAACCCTGTGTCTACTCTCACTAGGTCGCATTATTCATAAGGGCGGAAGACTCACCCCCCCCCTACCTGTGTTGTAACAAGTTACAAAGTTACAGTTGTAGACGGTATTGGAGTGCCGTGTATAATATATAAGGAGGTACTTATATGCTAAGAGCAGAACAAACCCTAAATAAACTACTCCGTACAATCCATAACACGGAGAAAGAAGCTATTGTGACCAGAAAGAAGACAGGCTGGTTCGACAAGGAGCGGATGCTGAACCGGATCACCACAAATATAGGCCGTATGAGAAATCTAGGTGTGGATGAGAAGAAGAAGCAAGCAGCCCTTGTGCGAGCTTTCCGTGTGTACTTGAACGTGCAAGGCATGAACGACAAGAACGAGGTACGGGATGCAAGGAGGGTTCCATTAAAGGATGTGTTGGATTACACCATAAATAAATTCGATCCACAGGTTGACAACCCCTCTCCAGAGGTGTACTCTCATGGCCGTGGATATGCTACTGTGAATTGGAAGCATATTTACGTGACCAAAGAGAAGCCACACTTAGGTGGTTTCTGGAACCCCACATCGGGGAAGAGAGATAAACATGGGAGACTCTTGCTACTGGAAGACTCAGATTACTGGGTCTTCAGAGATGATAAAAAACGCTGAAGAGGCTTTAGCACAAGCTAAAGGTGAGGCAGAAGAAGTCCTAGAGTGCGTGGAGATAACCATGCCTGTGGACAACTACCTCAGAATACAAGATGCAGGGCATCTCCTCAAGTCGGTTGCAGAACAGCTTGAAAAATCCTCTGAGCAGTTAATTGACATCGGCTCTCAACTAGAGTATAAGGATCGTATAGATGGATAAGCAAGAACATCAAGAACTCATGGGGGAGAGAAATCTTACCCCCGAAATTCTAGCTCCGTACTTACAGATAGAGCATCAGCAGTCTATCCGGTCTGCGTCTGACTTCACCCAAGAGGTGATGGATTATTATATCCTTGGGGAAGACAAGACAGGCTATAAACTGCCGTGGTCGCAACTTGACGATAAGTTCAGACTGAGGGCTGGTGAATGTACCCTATTAGGGGGGATAAATTCATCGGGGAAAAGTTTAGCTTTGGGTCAGCTTGCCCTCTATGCTATGACTCAGAAAGCCAAAGTGCTTTCAGTCTCCTTAGAGATGTCTGTACGCTCTCAGCTAATACGCCAATGGCGCATGGCTTCTGGAGTTATAAAACCTGACCTTGATTTCGGACTCAAGTTCAATAAATGGAGCCGTGACAAGCTGTTCTTCTTTGACAAGATGGGTTCTATGGACTTGAATACCCTAGAGGCAGGGATACGCTACGCCATCCACCATTTTGGAACTGACCTTATCTTGGTGGACTCTCTGATGACCATTTCCGGTATTCGCCATGATGACTACACCGCACAGACTGATGTGGTTAATCGCTTGGCTGACATCGCTAGGGATTTGGAGTGCCACATTATTCTGGTGGCTCACGCAAGGAAGTCTTTCTCAGTCTCCGACAAGATAGACCGATTCTCCGTAAGAGGAGCAGGTCAGCTAACAGACCGTGTGGACAACGTAATTCTCATCCAACGTAACTACCCGGATAATTCAGAAGACCCGGATGTTAATTTCACCATCTCCAAAGCTAGGCATTGGGATATGGCAGAGTGTGAGATAGACTTGTGGATGGACATGGCTTCCATGAACCTCTTGACAGCCCATCAGTCAACCTATACAATCATCCCTGATGACTTCGAATACATGGCTGATGAAGACGTTGACACCGATCCACCAGATGAGTACAATATAGACGATGACTGACGCTAACTGGAAAAGGTTTGAACGCAGGGTAGCCCAACGCTGTGGGGGTAACCGGATCAGTGTATCAGACAAGAAGACAGATTTGGATGTAGACCATCCCTATCTGGGAATAGAGTGTAAGTACCGCGCTAAATTACCACAGTACCTCAAGGACTGGTACGAACAAGCAAGGCGCGGTTCTACCGATCATCAGATTCCAGTGGTAGTAATGGGGGAGAAGAACGGCTCCGAGATGTATGCGCTTCTGGATTTTGATGATTTAACGATGCTCCTAGTCCACGCCATCGCTAACTGGGATGACGATGGGGCAGACATAATCAGCTACGGGGGTACGGACTAATTCCTGTGGTGACGCCTGTGGCCCCGTGGGCGAACAGATTAACGGGGCTTCATTACAGGAGAACGCTATGTCAGCCGAAGTAATTTCGATGGAAGAGTTTAAGAGTGGTTATGTAACCTCTTCTGAGATGGAAGAAATTAAGAAGGTATGGGAGTGGGGTGCTACATACTCAGAGTATTTGATAAATGAGTGTGATAGCTCTACACAAATAATGGCTTTGCTAGAGAATTTGGCGGAAGATTTGATGATCGTCACCACTAACGAACATGGGGATAGATTTACGGAAAGTTCTAAAGAAAAGTACAAGCAAGACTTGAGAAATTCTTTAGAAGATGGGTTTGAGCGATTTGAAAACCCACATATTTGTCCTCAGTGTTCTGCTGAACAGGAAACTGAATGAACCAGTACCAAGAATTTATCCATAAGTCTAGGTACGCTCGTTATCTTGACGAGCATAAGCGCAGGGAGACTTGGGAAGAAACGGTGAACAGGTATGTCTCGTTTATGAGCGATAGGTTCCCCAAGTTTCCCGGCCATCTGGAAGAAGAGATTATACAGATGAACATCATGCCCTCGATGAGAAGTTTAATGACGGCAGGTAGGGCATTAGAGCGGGATGAAATGGCTAGCTATAATTGTTCGTACATGGCGGTAGATCATGTTCGGGCTTTCGATGAGAACCTGTACGTCCTACTCTGTGGCACTGGTGTGGGCTTCTCCGTAGAAAGACAGTTCATTGGTAAGCTGCCTGAAGTCGCTAACGAGTTCCATGATACCGACACCACTATTGTAGTCAGGGATTCCAAAATAGGCTGGGCTTCCGCACTAAAAGAATTGGTGAGTCTCCTGTATCAAGGGCTAGTTCCCAAAGTAGACTACAGTCGGATACGACCATCAGGATCTAGGCTCAAGACATTTGGTGGAAGGGCCAGTGGCCCTGAACCATTGAAAAAGTTATTCAATAACTATATTAGAATATTCCGAAATGCTTCTGGAAGGAAGTTAAACAGTTTAGAGTGCCACGATCTGCTCTGCTTTAATGGAGAGTCGGTAGTGGTAGGGGGTGTACGCAGGGCTGCTGAATTGAGCCTGAGCAACCTCACTGACGAGCGTATGCAACGGGCTAAGATGGGTCAGTGGTGGGTAGAGAATGGTCAGAGAGCTTTGGCTAATAACTCTGTCTGCTACACAGAGAAGCCTGACATCGGTATCTTCATGCGTGAGTGGGTTTCCCTGTATGAATCCAAGAGTGGGGAAAGAGGAATCTTCAACCGGAAAGCCGTCCAAGACATGGCTCCCCAAAGAAGAGACAACACCCAAGAATTCGGAACGAATCCATGTTCTGAGATAAATCTTTTATCGTTAGAAACTTGCAACCTTTCTGAGTGCGTACTACGTCCTACGGACACCATAGATGATGTGTCTCGTAAGGTAGCTAACGCCACTATTCTGGGAACCTTCCAGTCTACCTTAACCAACTTCAGGTACGTTCGACCCATTTGGAGAAAGAACGTGGAAGAAGAGAGATTATTGGGGGTAAGTTTTACAGGGGTGTATGACTGTCCTGTAGTTCTGAACGCATCTCCTGAACAACTCACTGCGTGGAAGGGCTATGCAGTTACCACTAACCTACAGTGGGCTAAGAAACTAAAGATACCACAGTCCGTAGCGGTGACCTGTATTAAACCGTCTGGTACTGTGTCTCAACTAACTGGAGTTGCTGGAAGCGGGCTTCACCCATCCTTTGGGCGTTGGTATATTCGTAGGGTTAGGCAGGATAAAAAAGACCCTCTGAACACGGCTTTAATAGAGGCAGGGATTCCCTTTGATGAAGACCCGTACAACTCAGAGGCTCTGGTGTTCTCCTTTGCGGTGAAAGCTCCAGCCAACTCCATAACAAAGGACAAGGTGGACGCTATCTCCCATTTGGAAACATGGAAGAAGTTTGCCATACACTGGTGTGAGCATAAGCCATCAGTAACGATCTATGTAGCAGAGGACGAGTGGTTAAGGGTTGGGTCTTGGTGCTATGATAACTTTGACATACTCAGTGGAGTGAGCTTTCTTCCTAAAGCTGATGACTCCCATGTCTACCAACTCCCACCTTACGAGGAGATGAGCGCATCAGAATATGCTAAGTTTCCAAAGCCAAAGAAAATAGACTGGCTCTCTGTGATGGAAGAAGAGGACAATACTATAGGCAGTCAGGAGTTAGCCTGTACAGGGGATGCCTGTGAAATCTAAATTCTCAGATGAACTAAAAGGCCCAGATAACGATCCACCAAAGAAGAGACACATGTATCATAAAGGAACTATACCAAAACATAAGAGATGGGAAAGCAAGGACTACATTAAGTTTGTGTCTGAGCTTCCCTGTTGCGCCTGTCACATCAAAGATGGTACAGTGGTAGCCCACCATCTAAAAGGTAGGGGTTCCCCACTCTCCGGGGGAACTTCCTACAAGGCGTCTGACCTCTACACCATGCCTCTATGCTTTGAGTGCCATGACGAAATACACAGAGGGAATGTGGACTTGCTTAATAATCAGATGTTCTTTATATTATTGACACTTGACAAAGCACTGGACGCTGGTGTAATATCTGCTGAGTACCATCCGTATGAATACAATATACTGTGAGGAAGAGGGGATGCCTAGCGAATACTGGGAACGAATTTATGGTCAAACCAATTATGAAGGCACAACACCAGAGAAGGATGGGAAAAGAACCGGACAAAAGCTAGATAAATACAAATCTCATTGTTGGTCAAAAAGGGTAAAAGATGGTTCACCACACTGGCATATTATTTTAACCAAAGAGGGTGAAACTTTTGCGTTTTGGGCTACAGGCTGGAGACAACTTGTGTATAAAGCAGACACTTTTGATTTTGAATTTAATATAAGTGAGGCTAAACACACTTGGGCAATTATAAATCTTTCCACATTGGTAGTGCACGATAAAAATGGGAATGTAATAGAGCGCGGTGATGGTGATATTGGGTTCAAAAAAATAGGATGGTCTAGAAAATATGCATAAGATGGGATTAAAAGGATTAGATCGGTCAGCGGACTTTGATTTGTATTGGGGTCTACTACATAAACTTAACCTAAAGGAGTTTAACAGGGAGAATGGTGAAGACTTGGAAGGTAATCTCAACGATTGGCGCGTTGTGCCAGATATTAGCCGGGAAGGTAAAAAACTAGGGTGGGCAGTAATACAAACTTATTGCGGAGACAAGGTTGAACAAGTTGTGTGTTACACTAAAACAAAGAAGGATTGCATGACTTGGCTTAGAGCAAACTCCAAGCCTGTACATTATACGGAACTTAGGTGGTGGGATGACCTTATATTTGATGACAGGGGCTGTTATCTAAGCGATGGAGTCTGGATTAAATGACCGACGAACAATCAGTAGAGAGAGCCTTAGAGTGGATGATGGATAACGTCACCAAGCTGGCTCAAGCCACGGCCAACCGGAAACACCTTGATGACTACAAGAAGGTTAAGTGGTCTACGCTAGTTCTACAAGCGCCGGAAGGAACCGTAGCCTACAAGGAAGCATGGGCAACAGCCCACACAGATTATTCTGGAGTCTTGGAAGGTCTGAAGGTAGCTGTACAAGAGGAGTCAGAGCTAAAGCACCTATTCACCATAGCAGAGGCTAAGATAGAAGTATGGAGAACGATACAAGCAAACAACCGGGCAGGGGTTGTATAATGTCTGCCGATCATGTATACTCTCAGAATGAAGAGTTTTTTAGGGATTACGATGACGCAGCACAAGCTGCCCATTATAATGAGCAGTTAATTCAACAGCAACGTGAGGAACGTAAAATGGCATATGAGCCGAGAGACAATTCTATAGCTCTTTTTAAGAACGACTATAGAAAGAAAGATGACGACCCTGTAATGAAGGGTAAGGGTCTAGTAGGTGGTGTAGAGTACGAAGTAGCAGCTTGGAAAAACGTCAGTAAAAAGGGAGTGCAGTATATGGGTTTGAAGTTTCAACTCCCCAGAGACAAAGGCAGTAGCTATTCCAAGCCCCAACCAGAACCACAACCAGAAGAAGACTTCCCGTTCTAATGGCTGACCTAGAAGGTACACTTATAGATTACCATGATGGTAGTAGGGTTATTCTTGAATTCAACCCGAAAAAACATTGGTATTCTATAGACGGCGAATATGTACCAGCCTGTACCACAATCCTAGATAGCATAGCAAAACCCGCTTTAGTTCCGTGGGCTGCTAACGAGGGGTCTAAGTTTTACAACATGAATGTTAGTAAGACTATGGGTAAGAACCCCTCAATGACTGAAGCAGAAATGGCTAAAGGGATACGCACCGCTTACCGCACCTCTTCTGGTGCAGCACTTAATGTAGGTCTGGAAGTACATAAGTGGTGTGAAGAAGCTATCTTATGGAAGCTAGGCAGGGGAGAGATACCTAAGATGCCTGAGAAGAGTGAGTCCAAGAACGCTATCAATGCGTTCAGGGAGTGGGTCAAGTTGAATGATGTGGAATGGCTTACTGTAGAGGAGAAGGTATACCATCGGGATCATAAGTATGCAGGTACTCTCGATGCTACTGCTGTCGTCAACGATGAGTATTGCGTGATCGACTTCAAGACTTCTGGGGCTATCTACTCTGCCTATTACCTACAGTGTGCAGCTTATGCTAAAGCTATAGAGGACATGAGAGGCAAGTCAGTAGACAAGGCTTACATCCTGCGCTTTGATAAGAAGACAGGAGAGTTTGAATCTGGATCTTCTATAGAGATTCAGGAGAACTTCATGGGGTTTCTTGGTTTCCTTGATGGATACCGCAGACTAAAAGATTTGGAGAATCGAAAGTGAAAATTTTAATGGCAGTATTGATGGTGATGTTTCTGGCTGGGTGTGCTTACTCAACCAGAGTACAGGTTGGGGATTACAGTGCATCTCATGTACTATCAGTAACCAAACATGAGTTTGAGTAGATGGCTTTGAAGATGTCTGAAGAGCATCCACAAAAGGTGGGGCGCATGAAAGGAACTAATCCCACATTGTGGTATGTTGGTGATTATACTTACACTAAGAAGCAGCTAGAGTCTCTACATCATGCCATTGAGGTAGAGCTTTACGAGGCTGACCCGGTGTGGTTACAGAGGAAAGCGGGGGGAGAATGAAGGTAGTATTAGTATTGCTATTGTTGTCTTTAGTTATTTTAATGTGACCCCTAAAGAAAAGTACGGACAAAAGCTAACAGAGGATCAAAGATACGAGTTGATGGTAGAGCTTTATGCAAACGAACTTTCTATGGAAGAGATCATGGCAGAGTTTGGAATATCAAAGTCATTTCTTTATTCGATTAACGCAGGTAAAAAACATCCTATAGAGGATTACAAGTATCCTATTAGGCAGGTGCATCAAAAGAATGAGGCCACTCAACATAGATTGGACAAGTTAATAGAGTTAAACATGGAACCACCACAAACATACACAATTCACTTACCGGAGCAAGAATGAACCTTTTAATTATTGGTGATCCTCATGCCCATCCTGACTATGATAACAGCAGGTTTACTGCATTAGGTAAATTTATAGCAAAGGAAAGACCCGAAGTAATTGTCTGTATAGGAGATATGGCTGATATGCCAAGCCTCTCCTCTTATGATAAGGGAACTAAAGGGTTCGAGGGCAGAAGATATAAGAAGGATGTAAAGGCAGTGATAGACGCACAGGAGAAGCTGTTCGCTCCTATTAAAAAGGTGCGTGGGTATAAACCCAAACTGCATATGTGCTTGGGTAACCATGAAGATAGGATAACAAGGGCTGTTAATACGACACCAGAACTTGAGGGTGCTATTGGAATAGAGGACTTGAAGTACAAGGAGTTTGGCTGGAAGGTGACTCCCTTTAAGAAGTGTGTCACTATCAAGGGTATTACATTTAGTCATTACTTTTCA